CTCGAAGCGTTGAAAGTAAGCCAGTCTGTTGCTCAATCTCCGATTCCACTCCTTGGCCTTCCGTTCCGATTTGCTTAATCTCTGCCTTCCGCCGATCGCGATCCCCTTCCGTTGCCCGTAAAATCTCATGTTTATGGCCGTCTGAAATGGTTTGGTCGCACACGGGACATACCTCATTCTCTTGGAAAAAGGTGATCCGTGTCTCGAGGTCGCGGATCGTTGATTGCCGATCTTGACCTCTGAGGAGTAGACTCTGCTTCCTATCCTGTAACAGTCCCATCCTCTGTTCGGCTTCTGATACAGATTCATCGAGTCCGAGGCTAAGCTCACTATTCTCAGCCTGTAGTTCATCGACGAGATTCTGCGATGCTTGTATCCTAGATTCATAGTCCTTTCGATTCTCTTCAGTAAGTGCTGCGATATCGCGAATGTACTTCTTTTGAGATTCAATTTTAGTTTTCACGATATCTATGTTGTAGTCTATCTGTTTGAGATTATCTTTTAACTGTGCATTTCTTTCCTTTAGGATTATGTTCATCTTTGAAAATACATTTATGTCAAGAAGATCTTCGATAACTTCTCGACGTACTCCACCAGGTAGTTGCATAAAAGGAATAAATGAGGAGCTACCTAATACAACTACCTGATGAAAAGACTTATGGTTTAACTTCAATATATTCTGTTCAAGTATCTTTTGATATTCTTTTGAGTGTGATGATTGATTGATCATATCACCATTCTTCCAGATCTCAAATACATTTGGCTTGATGCCACGACATACTTTATATTGATGATTACCAATACTGAATTCAACTTCAACTAAGCAACCTTTATTGTTGATTGAATTGATAAGTTGTGCTTTATTAATATTACGATGTGCTTTACCAAAAAGACCGAATGATATAGCATCAAGCATGGTGGATTTACCTGCACCATTTTGACCTACAACAAGTGTAGTCTTATCTTTATTCAGAGAAATCTCAGTAAAGACATTTCCCGATGACAAGAAGTTCTTGTACCGTAAACTTTTAAATTTTATCATGCGAAATCTAGAGCCTGTGCTTCTGTCATGAGTTCCCTTACTTGTATTTTGATTTTATCTTTATCAAGATCTGTGTCGACCGCGTCAATATACGAGTCGACAATCTCTTGGGTGTCGTCAAAATTAATCTTATCATCCTCGATATTTTCTCCGAGGAACTCTTGAAAGTTTTCAGCAATTTTTAATTCTACAATATTTTGCGACTGAATACGATCAATAAATCTATCAAACGTAAACAGATCGGATTTATTCACAACGACGACCTTGACAAGTTTGCCATCTAATTTTTGAACATCATAGTTATTATAATCTATTTTCTCGTCATTGTACACAATTTTTTCAAATAAAGTATGAGGATTTCGTATTTTTTCTATCTCACGTGTTTCAGTATCAATCACATGGAAATACTTAGGATCATGTGCATCTGACCAGAAGAATTCCATCTGACTACCAAGATACCAAATATTATCTCTACGAGAAGAACAATGAAAATGACCAGTCAATACTAATTCAAAACGTTTGAATATATCTGGTGCCATGCCATGCGTGTTCTTAATTCCACGCATCATTTCAAATCCGTTCAATTCAAGGTGCGCGCCAAGCCAGTCAGCTTTGCACTCTTGAATGAACTTCATTGATGACTCATAGTTCTCAGAATTAATCCAAGGGAGAAGTGCAATTCGAAGAGAACCATATTCCATTACAGAAGGTTCCATAATAATATGGATTTCATTCATGTAATGACCGAGACATTCTTTTAATGAGTTAAGGTTGTTTGTATTCTTATAGTACGTATCATGATTTCCTGGTATAATATCCATCTTCATACCATTCTTACGAAGAGGATTCAAGAAATGTTTACGATTATGATTTAACGCTTTAAAGTTTACAAACTTCCTGTGGTCGTAATAGTCGCCCAAGTGTAAGACTTGTTCGATGCCATTTTGCTGACAGTAAGGAAAAAAGACTTCTGAGTAAAATGTCGCTGAATTGTTGAGAAAGATTTCGGAAGAGTTACGTATACCGCAATGTGTGTCATTTAATACTGCTACCTTCAAGTTAAGAACTCCGACAAGTCTGAATCTGCTTTTGTTGTTCTTTTACGACGAACTTTTTCTTCTTTTGCAAATTCTTTTATTTCACTATCTACGTTACGTACCTTTTCAATACGATCTCGTAGTGTATCTACAAATGCACCAACAACTTGCTGGGACATATCATCACCTAATTCATTATCTATAAAGTTCTCTATACCAGATCTTGTAAGATATTTAAACTTGATGTCTTGTTGTTTCTTCTCTTTTGCGATTCTTCTTAAGAATGCATACCAAGTTATTTGTGTAAAATAAGCAAATGCATTTGGTTTACCGGTTCTTGTTGCCGCTTCTAAATTATAATTTTCAACAGCCTTCAAACAATTTTCAACAGCATCCATTACCATTTCTTCGCGATATGTGTAGCGAATAAAATTAGATTTGTGAGACAAACCTTCAGCTATTCGTAGAAAACAGCTGGCTATATAATCAGGTACGATTGGAAGTGTGTCTTTGTTTTTCTTGGCTGTACGAACTTCTGTCACATAGTCCACGACAGCTTGAGAGAACTCGGCATTATTTACGTAATGTATGCTCGCGCGTTTTGTGCGTGCCATGTCGCCTCCTTTAATTATGTAATAATTATATACTAATCACACGTATTTGTACATAATATTATTTTGCTCTTAGGCTAAAAAATAACTGTGTACTTTTCTGCCAGATAGTGTATAATAAACTATGAAGTTTTCCGGGAGGCAGTATACTTATTCCCCGTCAAGAGTTTTATACTGCCATTCATCTGTATGTCCTACTGACCATTTTGGTTCTGTTTCTACTGTATAATTTTGAGTACATACTTTAAAATCCGGTTGTTTTAGATTTGAAGGAGTAAGACTGGAATCTCTCCATATTACTCTATTATTAGGTTGTGCTGCAAATTGTCCATTGTCCAACATTATTACATTAAAGCTTTTATGTTCTGGGTCGTGTTCAGAAAAATTTATGTCTATTGTAGATCTGTCACGATGTGCATTGTCTATTGTAAACATATACTCCCCCGCGTGCATATTCTTGTCTTTGCCGAAAAACTCACACCGACTTAGTATAGGTTTTTCAACTACAGTTAGGTCGTAATCAAAGCAATCCCAAAGCTGCAAAACATCAAGAGGAAGATCACCATGATCTGTTTTCCAAACGAACGCTGACAAAGGAAGCTTGTCATATAGAGCTCCATATTCTGTAAGAAGTGTTTCAAAGTAAAGTGCCTTATATTGTGATGATTTAACTGAGATCCAAATTCCGGGCGTCAATTCTCCGTGACCTTTTTCCAGGTCATACAGATATTCTTTGCGTACGAACACATTTTCTGGTGGTAATGGATGAACTAAAAAAGCCATTAATGCATTGTTCCTTTTGGTTTAAATTCAATTATATTTGATATATCAGAGTCTGCAGCTATCTCATCAAACTTTGTCTGCAAGAAAGCATCCATCTCTTCTTCGGTTAATTCTTTTAATTTATCTTCTATTTCTTTTAGACTAAGACCTGCCTGTTTTACTTTATTGTATTTATCTGCATCTGCTAGTCCTGATGCATAATGTATCATCATTGTCTCAGAGGGTTTTGCTTCTCCAACAATATGTACAGAATTTAATGCCACTAATTCTTGTGTGTCATCCATAAATGACATCCATGGTTTTAACGTGTAATATCTTATATTCTCTTCCAGGTCGTCGCTTACTACAATTTTCATAGCTCTACGTACAATGACATCTGCTGTCGAGTCCTCATCGCCACTTGCAACCAGCTCACATATCAGCTCTTCACCGTTTGTAAGCTTAAATTGTTTATATTCTTTGCTCATGACTGAATCTCTAGTTGTACTGTTTGATAGTCAAATTGTTCTTTCTGATACATTTTAAGCCTCTCAAAAGAATGAAGTAATGAATAATTTTTTCTTTTTTGCCAACTAATATCATCTGATATATCATATAATGTAGTTGGGCTACCGTCTTCTGA